GGTCCATGTTACCCCTGCATCATATGACCTTTGCACATAAAATTCTCCAGTCCATGTCCCACTCGAGTTAACTCTCCATGTATTTCCGCATCGAAGCCCACTACCGCCACCACTTACAGATGTCGTATATGTTTTTCTCTCGTCATCAGAGGCAACCTCATGCTTCATTTCAAACAATGCACCTATGTGTTTAGATGGGCTAGATGTGTCAAAAGTGGCCTCAGATGCGGTTAAAGTTCTTGAGTATCCAGTAGTGAAAGAAACCAAAAGGGTAGCATCATCGTCGGTATTAGCCTCCATGAATGGTCCTTTTTGAAAATCATATAGATTTAATTCCCAGTTATCGTCGGAGTATCTGACTAATTCTCTTGGTGCATGGTTGGGATGAGTTATATATAGGACATCTGCTGATTGAACAAATTTCAAATAAGGCAATTCTTCCTCTAGGTAAGGTGTAATCAAATCTTCAAGTGTTATTTCCTCCCAATTAGTGGCATCTTGAGACGGAGGAATACCGACATAACTCGTGCTTCCAAAAATATTGTCCAATGCTACATAAAATTTATCAGCATCATCATGAAGTGTCCCTGCCATATTGCCAATTAAAGTCGGGTTAGCTATACCCCAAACATCATTTACCATCACAATCCAGGTGGACAGTCCTGTAAGAGCTTGTATCGCATCTCTGACGAGGGTGGGTGTATTTTTAGTCCCAGTTGTATCCGCTAATTTTATAGTTATAAGAGTTCCCACTAATGTTACGGATAAATTATCCGTGGTGTTTGTTGACATATCCAAAGCGGTTACCTTGTCGGTAAATACATCACCATATGGACAGGCAAGGTAGAGTTTAACAGTCCCTCCAACTCCTGACTCGGTAGTCATGGACCTGCCACTCTTAACCAAATCATTTGTGAAGTAATTACTTGTTGGTGCAAAATCATATACCGTCGGGTAGGTTAGGTCTAGGTCTATTTTCTCATGGTCTTTATAGAACCTTGCAGACCTATGACCAAATTCTATTATGTATTTTTGTTCATCAGAAAATACAAATGGGATAAGACGGCCTTTCTTAGTAGAGTCTTTAATCTCCGCTATATACTTAAACCCACCACGGTTGCTGATGCCACCATGAGGATGCACAATCATGTTCCTTGCGGTTTTAAGGCCAGTATGATACTTTTCTATGTCTATTCTTGCATGAAGCGAGGGAGATAGTTCTCCTGCGGTAAATGCAGTCTTTATAGTTTTCATGCCCGGTCCTTTTCAAATTGAGATTCTTGGGTCTCGATTATGTCTCCTTCCGTGCTATCTAACCTCTCAGCTTCCGCTATATGGTAATTAAAGAAGTTTCCCATGGCGGTTACTAAGTCTGATTTTCCAGTTAAAGAAACAGCCATCTCCATAGCGAGTTTATAACTCAAAGCTTTAACAAATGTCGGACCAAAGAAAGTTGTATCGACGACATCAAAGGTATACTCCATATAAGCATCTTCTAAATTTGTGGCTATCCCTTGGAGATTACCTGAAGCAATAATCTCTTTGAATTTCTCCGGGTTATCCGGGTCAACCTCTCCTTCTTCTGTAATAAGCTTTCTTATAAATAAACAATTGGATGGTCTTTGATAAACAAATTCCCAACCAGGTGTTTCCTCGTCGGAGATTAATGCTAATGTAGATATCTTTGTAGCGAAGTTCCAGGTATGAGCTTTTAAAGTTTCTTGTTTTGCAACCTCGTAAAATTGGACACACTTTCGTGCTTGTTCATTCTCTGCGGTAACAGAGGCTATGTTTTTGACTCCTAGATGACTAAGAGCGAGATTCATTATTTCGAGTTTAGTTGACATTGGACCCACCTTAAAAAGCCTCGGAGGATATTACTCCCCCGAGGACCTTTGTTTTAATTGCCTTGTTCGGCTAATTTCTTAGCTTTCGCTTCGGCTTTTAACCTCGCAATTTTTTGCTTCTTTGTTTCATTGTGAGGGACTGATGTGCTAGGTTCTGATTTCTTACCTTCGACGATAAGTTCAAAATGCCGTGATGGCTTGTGGTCTTTGTCAAATTCGACAATCTCACCCTCTTTGAACAGTCGTCCGGCATCTCCATCAGTTCCGAAACATTTTCTCAATACTTTATACTTAGCCATTTAGATACCCTTATCCTTGATTTGTATTCAACTGAAGACTAGGGACCAAATCAGCATCGAAAGCACCTGCGGTGAAATCAGCAGTACTGACGGTGTAGATGGCCTTGATATATCTTTCAGAACCAATGGGGAGCTTGACTCTGCAAACAACATAACCTTTAATCAATGTCGCAACGGCTATTGAAGCCGAAGTGAATAAGGTTTTAGGTGAACCGAAGGCTGAATCACCGTCTGTAACCAAAGTTACAACCAATGTTCCTGAACCACCTGAAGTACAAGCCGTGGCTACTTTAACTCTGAACCACAGTTCTCTTCCGACGGCATCACCTTCCGCACCCTGGTCGATTGTGTTTGTGGAATCAGCGGTGGCGGTTACGGCCTGTGCATCTGATAATTCTAATTCTTTATCTATAATCATTTTTGCTTCTCCTTAATTTTTTTCTAATTTTGTATCTCCCCCTCGGTTAAGAGAGGGAGAGTTATTTCAAATTACTGGTTAGCTGATGGTAGCCTCGGTCAGTAAGATTTGGTCACATCTGCGGACAGGAATGTCGTCAAAAGCCACGACCATTTTCCCACCGACTCTCTCAGCGGACAACTGATAAACGGTTTTATTGTTTATCTGTCTGCGGAGGAAGCTTCTTACTTTTTTGTTGCAGTAAAAAACAGGTGTTCCCATACCCAATGAAGGCGGTAATTCCTCGGCCTGAGTCATGAGGTCAATCAAGTCGGCTCCTGTGGACCCGGTCTTCGTGAGAGCGGAAACATCGATGTTACATATTCTGACCACATATCTCCAGTCACGAACTGTGAGGCCTATGTTCCATTTGTAATGAGTTCTATAACCCTCATACAAACCGCCATCCGCATCTTCCAATGTTACCTGGCCTTTGTCAGTTATTTGCAAACCTGCTTTAGAGCCTTGAGGATAGAGAGCATGGACTGTTTGAGGTCCCCATATAACGAGCCATACTGAAGTGTTATCGGAGCCTGAGCCACCACCGACGAGAATGTTCTCAGCGGTTCCGGCAGAAAGAGAGTTGAATCTTGAAGAAAGTCCTTCAAATTTCTCTTTGTCCGAGTCGATGTCACCATAGAACATGGTCTCAGCCATTTCTATGTTCATAGCTTGAATGAAAGCCATGTCTTCAGAAAATCTGAAGTCAGCTTTATTCGAAGCCATATCGACGAGGTCTTTATCAACCTCAGCATATACTTCCAACATACCCAAAGTATCAGTAATCTGTTTCGTTAATGATTTGGATTTAACCACACCATAGTTTAACTTTCTCCATGTTGCAGTAGGAAGACCAGTACGAATCGTGGTCTTATGAAACATCTTTTGATTTGATTCAATTACAATCATATCCTCGATGATTTCATTGGTCTCCATCATCTGTTCTACTATAACGGCTATTTTGCCGTCGTCACCCTCGACTCTTTTCGCTATGTCGAGAAGTGTTACACTCGTTCCTATTGTTGCCATAAGTTTGTTCTCCTTTTATTTCGTTTTTTTATTTCAAGTCTGGGTACATTCTCTGTGCCGGAGTCTTGTCCGTCTTTGTTTCACTACCGAGAACAAGCTTATCCTCACTAACCGCTTTCCCGACCTTGACGAGAAGCTGAATCATTTCTATACGATTCGCTAATCCTGAGTCGGCTAAAAGTGTTTTGAGTTCGGGACTACCAAACTTGTCCATCGCTTTTGCTCCTAAAGCCATCTGCTCTTTTGAGTCTGAACCGAGGGACTTAACGGATTCTTCCAACCAAGTCTCTTTGCTTTTCTCGAATTGAGCTTTGCTAGCTTTAGATTGGGCATCAGCGAATTTAGACTGCAAACTAACCATCTTCTGAGCTTGTTCTTGTGAGAGATTAAGCTCTTTTGCGACGGCTTTAAATTCCGATACCGCTTCCTTGTCAACTTCGACATCTTTGCCAAAGTCGAAATCTGAGTACTCTTTATTTTTATTCTTTTCGGCCTCAGCCTTATCA